TCTAAATCAGCTAAAATCGTAGCGTTTGTATTATCCCAGGCAACTGCTGCAGTCGGAAAATGTGCGGTTTTAGGTTTATAATCAATTGAATATACACCGACACCGTTTTCATCAATCAATGTCACTGCGCCTGTGGTCATCACTTGCGATGCTTGCACCTCAATCGCACGTAAAATTTTACGCTGTAACTTACGACCTAATTTCACGCCTTGTGCAATAGCATTCGACATGAAATCCACGGATTCAAATGGATTCGCACCAGGCATACGTTTGAGCATATTATGCGAATTGACTGCAGCCGCTTCTTTGAAAATCGGTGGTGTCATTGATTTATTCGTAAAAACATCGGCCGAATTTTCACGTGCGCCGACACTTAGATCCTGAATTGCGATTGCGATATCTTCTTCACTTCGAACGATGTCGATTTCGACTTTTTTAGAATTATGGAAATTGCCGCGAGGCGATTGGAACATCCCAGACAGAAACATAGTCGGTTCTGCGTCCTGCTCATAAGCCTGAAGCATTACACTTGTGGTTTTATCACTCATTTCACCGATTCCTTATTGGTTGTCTTGAATGTTTAATTCAGCTACGTTGTGTGGTACTAAACCATAATCACGTAGCTGGTCAATTACGGCGTTGTCAATATTACTATCGTCACCATCCGCCGTGATGATCAATCGTTCCTTACGAAAACAACCCTTCATACCTGCACGAATTGATTCGTCACCCGCACCAGCGGCCACGACATCATAAGTGGTAATTGCTTTAGGGATGCCGTTTTCATTAACAATACCACCTTTGACAAATGGTACTAATTTCAACGATACAGAATCACGAGCTAGAATTGTACCGGATGCAATCGTACCAGCACCGGCAAATGTTAAAAGCTCGTCCCTGAATTCAGCGTTTTGCAAAATCGAATCACCGATGTTCACATTTGTTATAGTTGGATCAGGCATTAGATTCTACTCCCAATAGTTCCGCTGTGGCTTTAGCCAGCGCATCATCACTGTTTGCACTATCATCGTCAGTGTCGATGTCGCCTTCACTTTCGTCTGAACGATCGTTTTTAGCGTTTTTGTTCATGCTTGCAGCCATGTACTTTGCATTAATCGCAGCGGTGCATTCCTTGCCTTCAGTAATACAACTGATTGCAAGTTTCATGTCACCCGATGCGTCACCCATTGTCAGATGTGCGTCGACACGTTCACGTTCTTGTACAACACCCTGTGTAACACCAACCGATACCACTTCCGCATAGAGGGCGGGTTGCTCTGATTTTAAAGTATTAAGGTCCATTATAGTCCCCTTCGTTGATCCGTCACCCTCGACGGCTTGTGTTTCGGGGATGTTATCACCCCCACCATTAACGTCATCACTGACATTATTTGTTTGGTTGATCAACCTATCGATCATACCTGATTTCAATGCGTCCGGTTTTTCCGGATCTGGATCTTGAGCGATGAATACACCGCCTTTTCCGAAATTTTCAATTATATTTTCAACTGTTGTATTGCGACCGATTGCGATTTTATCCATGAACACGCGTTCAACTGCATCAACTTCATCTTGATGAACTTTAGCACCCAGAACCGTTGTCGGATCTGCTTGTTTATTCGGTGCATTGCTCGATAAAATTTTAATTCGTTTAATGCCTTCACGAGCATATGCGTCTGTGAAATCAAGACCACCACGAGCAATACCGATCGAACCTGTTTCATCTAGTGGCGACGTGGCCGCAATTTCTTTGATACCTTCTGCAGTAGCTAAATAATAACCAGCCGATGCAATCAGACCATGGTTTTCAACACTAACATTTTTTACAGCTGCCAAACTTTCTAATGCTTGACGTGTCAAATCCATACCATCTACATTACCACCGGGTGTTTTCATCAACAAGGTGACATCTGTTATTGATTGATCAGTTTCAAGTTCATTCGCGGCTGCAATTATTTCATTGTAACCAGTTCCACCAAATCCAAAAAAACGAGCTATTGCACTCGGACCATCGGGAGTCAATACGCCGATAATTGAAATCGTGGCCACGCTGCGGTCATCTTCGCGTGATAAAATACTAGGACTTTCGAAATCGCTAAACATTTCACGTGCAGCGGCTTTATCTTCTAGTGTAGCATTTTCAATCGCTTCGAGATATTTCTCTAAATACGATTCTTGCATTGCATAAAGTTGCATTATTTAATCACCTTCAATGTGACCTTGTATTTTCATGGCGAAGAATCCTAAAGCGGTGATATTATCCTGAACATGAACCTCAAACTGATCACCATTATCCCCATCAAGTCGCATCACTGCACCCGTCTCCGTGAAAGTACCACGACCTGATGTACCGAAATCGCCACCACCGCCGGATCGACTATCAAATTCAACATCGAACATGTCCGTTTTCATATCCGCGTTAGTTTTCCAATTTGTTAATGTACCATATTGACCGTTCACTTTGACTCGTAGAAGTACACCATTTATCAACGCACCCAAATTGCCAAATTTACCTAAATCACCTGCACTGGTATGTGTCATTGAAAATAACAATCGTGTTATATGCCACACAACACCAGCGGGTGGACCACCATAATAAAGCTGGTGTGCGGGTATCGAGCCAACTTGACCGACCAAAGCCATGTCAACTATAACTTTATTGACCGAATCACCGGTTGAATGTGCAAAATCTAATCGTCTGTCCAATGTGAGCACGTTTAAAACGACACTTATTATTTTAGGGTGCGTCGTTTCTATGTTTGTAGTGTTGACATGAATAAAATCATCAACAGCAAAACCCGTCGCATCGACTAATTCTATTTGATAGTCATTGACCAATGAATCTACAGCGATTGTGGATATCACCGCAGTGTCTTGGTGTACATACTGATTTACTATAACATTATGGACATCGGCGATATGTACATTCACAGCGCCTTTGAGCGACTTATATGGTCCGCCATTGTTCCCAACTATTCCACCCGTTGTAGTCATTATAAGTCGACTCTCACACTCCCAGCGTTACCACGTGGGCGAACATATACATCAATAGCCACACTGTTAGATATCTGCATTGGTGATTTAAATGGTACCGCTTCAGATAAATCCGTCGGTGGTGCACCTAAAGTATCCCGATATGTTTGTAAATATGCATCAGGTTTAGTAGATATAATATGTACAATACCAGACAATACACCTGTCGCAACCTTCGTCCACACATCTGCAGGACATGCCACCACTACCGGATTAGCCATTGTTTTGAACCTCGCCCATTGTTTCAATCATTTCGGGATTTTCATCTTTAATTAAACCCGCGTCAATTAGCGGTTGTTTTGCTTTAACCAATTCCGCATTTTCACGGGTTAATTGTTGCACGACTTTCGAATATTTCATACTGGTCAATTCACGCGATGCTCGATCACGAGTGATATACCCTTCGTCGACTAATTCCTTATATGCTTTTACTTCCTTGAGTAAATCCACATTCGGTTTAATCGCACCCGCCCAATCTGACAACATCCATGCACCGAATACATCCCACATCGCGGGTGTTCGCCATGCCTGTAGCAATCCATCAGCGGTAATATTTTGATTCAGAACTTCTGATATTACCCAATCAATATAAATCGGTGTGCAAAATTCTTCACCGAATCCCGTACGAATTCGTTCAAGATATAACTTAAATTCATTTACCGCGCCGCGACTGGCTGAATAATTATTCTGAAACGCAAGCATTAGAACTTCAGGAGGTATTTCATTTGCCCATGCTATCGCCTGAACGATTGCCGCTTCAAATACACCGAAATTTACATTCGGGCGTTTGGTGTCGTAGCTTGTTGGTTTTTCACCGTGTTGCAATTCCTGCAACATCATACCAGGCATGTTTGATGAAAACTCAATATCCTTACGACCTTGCGAGTCATCTTGCGTGGTCACACTGTCGCGTCGAGTTGCCCCGCCTGTCATTGGCAACGTACCGAGTTTATCTTCGGTTTTCTCGACCCACATCGCAATCATTGAATTGATTACGGCTGATCGTTGTTCAGCGTCACGGTATCTGTCGACTTCTTTCAATGATTGCATGATCAATGCAAGCAATGATTGACCACGTACATCATCAATTAATCGTTCAGTACCATACAATAACCATGCTTGTTTACGACCAGTACGCGAACCGTTTGCTGTAATACGTCGCCATGTTCCATTAGATTGTAGAACAAAAAACGCAACATGTCGTTTTGCGGCATCGATTTCGACACCATCCACAATTGTATTACCACGATTATGTGCTGCACGGATCATGGTGTCACTTAACGGTGTTGATACATGATCAGCATCAACCAGATCAACAGTCGGTAAACCGGTTGATCCTTGTCGTAAAACGACTAGAACGTCACCTGATATCAACGCCATTAATCGCGCTTGTCGTTGTAATGCACCGAATGTACGTGATTGACGATAATCACAGAGGTCGGGATTTTTACCCCAAATCGTATACCGACGTTCGGTTTTTTCTGACCATTGCGCCAGATCAGCCGCGTTGATATCTAAAATATCAGCATCGGGAGTGGATTCGAGTGATAATCCTTTGTTGATTTCATTCGTAATTAATCGCCGAATGAGGCCACGGGCGTATAAGTTTTCAGTGAATAATTGTTTTGATCGACGACGTAATAACGTGTGATCAATGACATCGTAATCTTTAGTAACACCAAACCCGCCGAGAAATTTATCACCTGTCCATGTGGATGATTCCCCACCCACGAATGAGGCAAGCGTATCAACGTCAATGACATTGTGGACCGCTTCGGCGATTGGCTTTCGAATTTTTCTGAATGTAGGCTTCGTTTTTACCACGACGGTTTACCTATTACCTGACCCGAACCTGTGAGTCGTGTCTGAAGTGTTGCACAACGATTGTACAAACTATCAATTACTTTTTGTAAACTATCAAGATTCAATTTCGTCACTGTCTGTGTGCTTTGACCAGTATCGAGCGTGTACGATTGAATGCTACCATTACCCAATGCGAGTGCAGCGTCTTCGTAAGCAATGATTTGTTGCTTAGTAGTATTAATTCGATCTTGAATAAATGCGTTATCCATAATACCCCTGAGTATAACCAATTATTCTATTCTTGCAAATAATTGATCGTTTTCGCTTGATTCTGCATATTCCCAAAACTTAGACCATTCAATCATGTCTAGTTCGAAATGCTGTATGCAAATATTCCACGCGAATATTTCAACCGATGCATGACCGTACCCTAGATTATCGAATAATTCATTCGCAGCACCACCAGGACGATGCCAGTAATATACAGTATTCCCGTTTTCGTCTGTTTTTTCCCGCCTTGATTCAACAGTCAGTTCTTTAAGTTGCTTATCGGTTATGTCCACGGGGGCATTGAAATGGTAAAGTTTTTGTTCTCCTGATTCCTCGACCCATTCCCGACGCAATACGGGTGCGATACGATCCTTGTAATGATCAACCGTGATTTTGAATCCGACTGTACCTGATTGCGTGGTGAACTCGGTGAATTCTTTGATCGATTGATTCTTACCAGGTCGATCACGCCCGAGTATTGGATAAACACCAGCACTATAATCACTACAAAATGTGGTCACTGTGTCGTTGGCATATCCCGCATCAACCAATGTCGTGAGTATTCGGTATTTCTGACCATCATCAGCGGTGTATATTTTTTCTTCGATCAGTTCACGCAACCGACCCCATACAGGACTAGTCAATTCTGAACAATCATCTAAATCGTTTTCACGTTCGAACCGCCAATAATCAATCACGTAACATCGTTGGTCACGCGTCCAACCGATTACCGTCACGGCGAGGTTTCGTTTATGAACATCCACGGTGCATGTCAAAAATAATATACGTGATCCCGACCAACGTGCAGCATACTCATTTGGTATTTGTCCCAAACGATAAACGGCGCGACGATGTGCCGATACACTGGTGAATCGAATCCTTGCACCCAATTTTTTAAATGGTACACCTAAAGTATTATTATAATATTCCTGAAACTTGCTTGCGCTCTTGACCATTTTTGTTTCGGGATCGAAACTATCGAGATAATCAGAAATGCATTTATACCACGGGCGAAAACCGAACGGGCTGTAAAACGACGGCAAATGATATGATCGAATCCCGGGTTCTTTCGGTTTCGCTGTTGGGTTCCAATGCGCCCCGCTTTCAGTCGAGAACAATCGTTCCTTGTCGGTTTCGTAATGTTCATGACCACAGTGTTGGCAGGCATATCGAACAGATTCGAGCAATAGTGTTCCGTCTTCGAGATCCCATTGAAACCCGCCGATGATGCCGGTTTCTTTATCGACTTCGTGTTCCTGTTTGATTTCTTGAGGGAACGAACACGCCTTGCATAACACCATGTACTTTCGTTGATCACCGCGTAGGTATGCATCGTGGATCATCGACGGTTCGAGCAACGGTGTTGATCCACGTAATATTTTACGCACACCCCAATATGCTGACAGTCGTGCATCGGTCAATGCATCCGAATTACCATCCTGACCGACACTACGTTTCCAACCGTCCAATTCATCCTTGAGCATAAGCGGTACAGAATATTGACGCATCTTAGCAGCGTTCAATGATCCGTTATAGATCAAAAATCCACCACCTTCCCACTGAAGGAAATCTTTTGTTTTACCTGTCTTTCGTGAATTACCTTCGTCACTTGATCGAATCAAATCACTGAAACCTGATTCGTTTATCATCGGGATAATATTATTTTCCATCCGACCCGATGCGAGTTCCTTATCCGCTGTGATGAACATCGCCGCTTGTGTTTTGATATGTGCAATGTAATACAGCAAGATTGATTCGAGTAATGTCGTGTAACCAGTTTGCACACCTTTCATGAAATTCACTTCACGTACTGGCGACAACGGATCGAAACATTCTATGATTTCACGCAAGAAGGGAAACAAATCGTACCGGATATAACCCGGTCGTGGTGATACACCTTGTGGTAAATATCTGTTTTCTTCGTTGAACTGTACGGGTCCCAATCGTTCGATACTGTCGGACATCGCTTCGACTTCTTCGATTAACCAATCCCGACCGATGGTATCCAGTTCAGGCATTTTTCAACACTCGATTAATTTTCGATTTAATCGGTTTGATGAATGATCCTAAAATATCCGAGACATACGCTTCGACATCACTCAATTCTGCACCACCACTGTGTTTTGATATCACGCCGGCCGCAATTGATTTCGCGCCGTCCTTGAGTAATCGAAGGTGTGCAGAATTGAACGTGTCGATCACACCATCTTTCACAAGCTGGCGCGAAATCAATGTACCTTCAGTCTGTGCATTCTTTAATCGCTTTTCGTTGATCGCTTCAATTTTCTGTGTCGCATTCAACCAATCCACGAAGCGGGTGTCGGTTCCAAATTTTTCAACCAGTTCACGCAACGTCATATCGGCGAACATTTGAATATCTTCGGGGATCTCGATGGTGCCAGGTTCCGGTGGTGGTTCGCGTTTTTTCTTTTCGCGTGCAGCATGAGTTCCGCGAATGTGTGGCCTTGTAACCACAGGGGTGATTGGTG